AATGGTTGTTGTGCTTCGTGCGTAGGTAGCTGAAACTGGGGCTGTTACGGTGTCAAAAATATCCAACGTACCCGCAGTGGCTGAGCCAACTGTAGAAACAGCTTTGAGCCTATTTCGGCCTAAAACAACAAAACCGCTGTTGTTTAAATGCCCTGATTTAACATCGGTCTGCATCATAATCAATCTCCTTTAAAACGGGGGCCGAAGCCCCCAAGATTAATTACTGCTGTGTAGCGGTTGGAACCAAAGCGCCTGTTGAATCGGCAACAAGGTAGCGGCAAGTGATTTGAACAATACCCGCTGTGCTAGGAGCGCCAGTGGTAAAGGTAGGAGTTGCAACTACGATTACATCAGTAGGGCCGATACCAATTCCGTTGGGAACGGCAGCAGAACTAGCGCCAGCGTAAGCGGTTACTTGCGTAGTTGTCAATGTTGGGCTTTGGCGACCAGCAGTCAAAATGGTCGTTGAAGGGAAAAACAAGTTAGCTGTTGTGCTTGTACCAATAGTCATTACGGCGGCTGTAACAGTGCCAGACAAGGTAGTCAAAGTGTCAACAATAAAGTCAACAATGTGTGCGCCAGCAGGCAAAGTAAAACATGTAATAGGGGCAGCGGAAGTTGCACCAACCATGTTTAATTGAACAGTCTGAGCAACCATTGTTGCGCCGGTGTTCTGGATAGTGCCAGCGGTAGTACCGGTGGTGTTTTTGACCGTGCCAAGCAGCCAAGGGCCAAGGTGTGTTGCGAATCCCATGATATTTCCTTCATGCAGTTAAAGGTGCGTCAATCTTGCATGATGTCTGCCGGGACAGTTTGACACACCGGAAAGCCCGGATAACTCAATATACACCAAAAGAAAAGGGGGCGCAAGGCCCCCTCCAACATTCTCTAAAGAATATTTATTAAGCTGAACCGGGCGAACCAAAGGTTCCCAATGGATCAGACCAGCCGAAGCTATAACGCTCACGAGCCTTGTAACGGACGTTGCCGGTATCAAAGTCGCCGTCCATTTTGTTCTCCAGAGGGGAACGGACGAAATGCTTCAGACCGTTAGGTACATCAGTAGTCAAATACCAACCGTTTGTGTCGGTCAGATAGTTGTTAACTGTGTAGCCTTCAGGGATCGAACCGTTGTTCTTCAAAGCGTTGATGTCGTTGTCAGTTGTACCAACGCGGAGGCTGGTTTCCAACAAACGAGTAGCAACGAATTGCAGAGCCGGAGGAACAATCAGTTTCTTAGGCTTAGCGGCGATCAACAGGCCACGTTCATCTGTCCAAGCAGCGATCTGGATAACGGCGGCTTCCAAAGAAGTCTCGTTCAAATCGGCACCAGTAGATGGGCGGTTGCTGTTAGTGCCACCGGAGATCAGTGGGTGAGCGGTGCTATACAAAGCCACGCCGTCACCACCGAGGTAGCTAGAGCTAAAGCCGTTGTTAATAACCGCAGCAGCCTTGACCTGCTTGGTGTAAGCCATAGCGCGAGCCAGAGCTTTGGTGTAACGAGCAGACAAGCTGTCGTACAAGTTGTCTTCGACCGCTTCTTCAGTGATCGAGAAACCCAAAGCAATAGTTTCGTGGTTATAGCGAGTTGTCCAAGCTTCCTGCGCATTGTCATAAGCAATTGCAGAGCCTTCGTTCTTCACCGGAGCGGCGGAAAAGCCAGACAGCTTGGTTTCTTCTTCGAACGAACGCTCAGACGATTCAGTTTCGTAAATCTCTTTGTGTTGTTCGCCGTAACGTGCGTATTCCATGCCGAACAAAGCGTTCAGGCCGGGGAGCAGTTCTTTAAGTAGTTGTGCGCGTGAAATAGCCATGGTAAGTTACTCCTTAAATACCGGTAGTACTGTTGTACTGGGCGGTGTTGAACTTAACGAGGAACTCGTAGTATGTTGTGGCGGCTACGGTTGGCAAGCCAGTCGCAGTATCGGGCACAACGTCAACAACACGAACGGGAAGCGTATTGGTGGTGTTGGCGGAAGAACCGTCAATGCCGTAATACGAGTCACCAGTGGTGGTGGAACCAACGTTAGCAACCAAAGCCACATTAGAACCAACAATCGCACGGGAATAAGCCGTAGGAGTGGTGGACGCAGCGACTGTGCTACAACCTTGAACACAGCACTTGGATCATCCACAACAAAAGCCATAGCCAATGCTGTAGTGGTCGATGCGGCGGCAGGATAAGCTTGGCCGTATACGGGCTGGCTCATTGAGTTGATATAAGAACAACCAACCAACACACCAATGATGTTACCGGAATCAGTAGTCGAAGCAGCTACAACGTAGCCGTTTGTGTCCACCTTAACGGTATCACCATTCAGGATTGCAGTAGCGTAAGCCGCTGCCACGGGGATTTGACGGATCGCTCCGGCGTAAGGCAGTCCATCCAATCGGTTGATTGGTTTAAAGCCATACGTCTTGTCAATGGTAGGGTATGCCATCTAAGACTCCAAATATTAAATACCAGAACCGAAAGTGACCTTGGTTCGCTTCTCAGAAAAGAGAGGCATCCGAGGATCATTTTCACGAAGGAAATTATTGTCTACCGAATCCACCTGAGCTTTATTTTGCTGCTCGTAATAACGAGAACGTTGCTCCATAAATTCTGACGGAATACGACAAAGCAATAAACCACCCACTTCAATGCCGCCTTTAAAGCGACCTTCAGCGGAAGCGTGCACCATTAGCTCGGGATATTCATCTGCTTTGCAGGGTTCGTATCCTTCGCGAAACTTTGAAGAGATGTTGCTTGGATCAGCAGTGCCCATGGTACTGATACGCACGTAACGGTGCGTCCAACCCGGACGTTCATCTGGCATGGGAAGAGTTTCAGGAGGACGCCACGCTTCAGGGCGTTGCATTACCTGCCTAGTATCCAATTCACGAGCCATACGATTCTGTGCCTTTACAGGCGTTTGTACTTGATCCATTTTTAACCTCTTTTAAGTTGAGCAACCTGTTTAGCATATTCTTCCAACGGAACCCCAAGACGGCGAGCTATCGCTGCTTCGGATGCCTTCAAGCGAATACGCGTAGGCGGAGTGCTACGTGAGGCCGGAGCCACAACAGTAGCTGGTTTTGTTGCACGGCGTGGAGGTTCATCCTCGTAAGCCGGTTCCGATACCTTTTTCGAAGGGGCATCATCTTCATAGCTCTGAGTATCCTCAAAATACTCAGGAAATCTTCGACGCATTGTAGCGTCTACTCGTTTGTAGTAGTCATCAGTACCTACATACTGAGCACCGAACTCTTTAGCCAGCTTTTGATGCAACCCTAGGGCGGATGCTGTCATTTCAGGCTCGGGGCCAAACCATGTATTTTTTTGCATCCAACGGTTATCCCGTTCGGACACATTTGGCTGATTTGTACTACGTTGTGGTATTTGTACATTATTTTCTCGCGCTTGTAAAGGCCTCATGTTCTGAACTTTGTCTAAATTCAGTGTCGCCTTGGCAACTTCTGCCTGTGCATCTACCACAGCATCGGAGTCTCCAGACTCATAAGCGTCCTTATAACGCTTCTTGGCGCTCTCAAATTCCATCTCAGCGGAACTCTTAGACTGCTCAATGTACGCCCTTGATCCAAGCTCAACTTGTTGTTGCAGTTTCTGGTTGTGCTCCCACAACTGCTTGGTCAACCTTTCAGCCGCCTCGCGTTCACGCAGTGCTTCTTCTTTTGCACGGCGCTCATCGTGGTAGCCACGGGTAAATTTCTTCAAACGGGACTGGACTTTCTCGTCGTAAGAGGCGAGTTCCTCTTCAGTCGGGTCTTCAGGGGGTGTGTCATCGGGCTTGCGGCCACGATCTTTTCGAGGTGTATCGTCTTCAATTTCTACATCAAAGCCGCCATCATCTTCTACGGGTTTACCCTTAGCTTCCTCTTCAATTTCGTGAGGAAACTTGAAGTCATCTTCTTTTACTTCTGCCATGATTTATCCTTTAAGCAGCGCGGGAAATGCCACGCGGGTCTTCAACAACAGCCTCAACCGAATCATCATTTAAGATGCGGAACTCTCGGCCATGAATTTTCAGGCGGGTGCCTGAATTGGGGCGGACGATAATAAAATCACCCTCTTTGCAACTCGGCCCACTAGGGAACCGGGTGGTATCTTTGTAGCAGTCAGGCCCAAGCTTGACGACAAAAAGCACGGGGGTCAGCACTTCTTCGTAGTGCATGGCTTGGCTAGATTTAATAATCCCAGCTTCGCTTTCTGCGTACTCCTGCATAGCTTCTGGAACCACACATAACATGTGAAACCTTTTTGGGTCAGGCAACTGCTTGGCTTTATCTTCGTCTGTTTTATTAAGCACGCCAGACAAGTCCACGGCAGCGACGTCAAATTTAATCATCGGATTTTTCCATTTTTTGCACAAGGTCGTTAATGATTGCCTCTGCTTGCGATAGACCTTGGATTAGCCCGCAGAGGTTTTTGTATTCAGCAAAGTCTTTTACTCCACCGCTTTTTACTGCGGCTTCATAAGAATCTCGCTGACCCACAATTTCTTTGGCGATGTACGCCAGCATCTTGTACTCGTTCAAGTATTTTCCTTTTTAGGCCTATTTTGAGACGCCATTTGAGCGCGATGTTTGGCAATATCAATACCCAATTTAGTGCCTTCAAGCTGTGTTTGTTTTTGAAGCTTTTCTTTAGCAGCAGTGGCGGTTGCGCCAACTTGCATAGCTGCAATTTCTTTCTGCGCCGTAATGCGAGCCTGCTCAATCTGCATCTGCTGGGCTTTTGCTTGCATATCAGCTTGCTGTTTCTGCTGCTTGAGTTGAAGCTCTTGCATCTTGATCTGCAACTCTTGTTGTTGCATCTGAACAATCGGGTCTTGCTGCTGTTGCTGCGCTTGCTGTTGTGCTTGTTGGGACTGAGCCTGTTGAGCCATGCGGGTTGACGCCTGTGCAGAAAGCTGAGCAACCTGCGCCGCTATCTCCGGGGTCATGTTTTTCTCTTGCTCCTCTGTTGGTAACAGGAGGCCCACAGTCTGCTCAATCTCCTTGCGGTAGGCAAAGGCCAAGTGTTCATTGATGTGAGCTTGCATAGCAGCGACGAGTGCCTGCCCTTGAGGAGTCTTTTGAATCAAACTCATGATCTTGGGGTTCTGCAACAATGAAGTGTGCACCGCAATGTGGGCCTGATGATCCTGCTCTATAAACGCCTTTGCAGGTTTGCCAGTCAACACGTTCTGGTTCTCTTGCACTGGGTCTGTTGCTTTTGCATCGTCCTCAATCGGGATCAACTTAGCAGCGTTCTTAATGCCCAGTATCTCAATCATCTGACGATGTAAAAGTGGCAAGTTGTACAGTTGAGGCGCTGTCTGCGCGAGTTGAAGTGCCGCTTGATACTGCACAATCTTCTGCGCCATTGTTGACGCATTCGGATCACTCACTGGGATCACAGCAACCATGTCGTAGTCAGACTTCTTGGCACGGCGTGAGCCATCCACTGGCTCGTAGTCATACTCTTCTGGTGTGTAGTCAGCGATGATGGCTTTGAGCAAGCGGAACTCTTGGCGCATCGAGTAGTGCATCCGCGCTTGAACCGCCCCCATCACTTTCAACGTCCGCTCAAGAATAGCGAGAGTTGTACCTACTGGAGCTTGAGCACTCATGTCGCTCACGTTCATATCACCAGCAGAGGCAAACTGACGGCCCTCCTGCACGATGTTCTGGAACAGCGCAAACAGAACTT